GGTCAGGGAATGACGCAGGGCCGCCGACCTCGGACACGTAGCGCGTCTCACCGTCCAGCGACCCCACAAGCGCGCGGGTCAACATGGCGAGGCTCGATGCGCGGGCAGCACTGGTGTCCCAGCACTCGAAGGTGACCATCGCGTCGTCATGGGCAGGCGTCGAACGCGCGCCACCGACTCGGGTCACAGCCACGAACCGGCCGCGATCCTTCGGGACCGTGTTGCCGGCCTTGGCGCTGTCACCGCGGGCGGTGAACTGTGCGTTCAAGAACGCGATCAGGGCCACCTCGACGGAAGGGAACAGCACGGCTTCCATGCGACCCCCTTAGCCTCGGCCGGCGTCCAGCGCCTTGAGCAGAGTGTTGTTCGCGGCGTTGTCACGGATCGCCGCACTCGTTGTCGGGAACACCGCGGCACGAGCACGCCCGCGACCACGCGTGATCTCCGACTCGACCGTGTAGCCGTCACCAGCCTCACGAGCGATGGCCTCGGCGCGACGTTCCAGCTCGCGTCGCACCTCGGGGAGCGTTCGGATCTGACGGAAAGCCTTGTTGTTCCACTTGATGCCGCCAGCCATCAGCCCTCCACGCGCTTGAGTCGCACCCGGCAGCCAGGCGTGAAGCCGAACGGGCCGAAGTCGAACGACTCGACCACGCCCTCGACCTCGTACTCGACGCCCAGCACCACGACGCGGTCACGAGGGCCGACCGTGAAGCCAGAGGGCGCATACAGGTCCAGATCCCAGGTGACGACATCCCGGTTCGCCTCGAACGGCTCACCAGTCGCAGCCGGAGCCCAGCCATAGACCGGAACCTCAGCCGGCGTCGACCACACGTCCTCCGGGTCGCCGAAGTCATCGACGGCACCCTCGGTGTAGGTCATGACGCCCACGGTGAAGCGTGTTGGGTAGGTCGTCACAGGTTCAGCTCCCACCAGTTCAGCGGGAGCGACTCGCCGTCGTACGTCCCCTGGTCGATGTCGAACGCACCCTGACCGCCGCACCCCAGGAGCTTGCGATCCTGCTTGGTGAGGTACAGGTTGCCCATCGGGTTCGAGTACGTCGCGTTCTGCGAGAACGGACCAGCCGTCTGCTGGAACTGCGACACGCCCTCGCCCGCAGCAGCCGCGATCATGGCCCGCTTGACCATGCCGCACACCACGAGGCGCGTAATGCCGTCGTCGAGCGCATCAGCAGACGGACACTCCGACCGGATGATCGCCGAAGCGTCATCCAGCAGCGTCGTGGCCGTCGCCTGCTCGGATTCGGAGAGGGGCCGCCACCGGGCCTCAACGTCCTGATAGGTCGCGAACGCCGCCATGACGGCCCCCCTCACTCAGTCTTCGGACTTCTTCGGTCGACCGGGCTTGCGCCGAGGTGCATCGGCACCCACCCAGCCCTGCGCGCGGAGGGATTCCTCAAGGTCACCCTCCGCGCGCACCACCGTGCCCGCCTCGCACGTCAGGCGTGCCATCAGGCGGTGTGGCTCGTGTACTCGACGAACGCAGCCGTGTCGTTGATCAGCAGGCCGTACTCGGCCTCGGCGCGGACCGCGACGAGGTTGTTCTCCCACAGGGAGGTGAGCTCGCCGTTGATCGTCACGGTCGCCTGCGTCGACACGTCGTAGGAGATGCCCCCCACGACGCCCCACACGGCCTGCGACCAGTCGCCGCCGTAACCGACGATGCCGCCAGTGTTGGGCGTGCCGGTGACCACCGCGGTCGTGAGGCCGTCGCCGAGGAAGGCGGGGCGGCCGATGAGACGACCCGGGGTCACGACCGAAGCCGTGTCCTCGAGCGGGGTCTCCACGAACAGCGGACGGCCGTTGTTGTCGACGGCGCTGAGGAAGTCAGGCTCGACGACGCGGTCGAACGCGAAGCCCGTGAGCTTCTTGCCATCAGCCACGAGCAGCTTGAGGCCCGCGACGATGTCACCGTAGACGCCACCGTTCGCCTTGAGCGTGGTGCCCAGCTCGACCGTCTTCGTGGTCTGGTCGATGTGCTGGCCGAACGGCGTATTCGTACCGTGGAACGCAGCGGCGTCGAACGCCACCGCGAACGCCTCGGCGATGTCGTCCCGCAGGAGCGACATGTAGTTCGCCGGGTTGGCACGGACGATCTCAGCCGAGACGACCGCGATGCACGCGAGCTTCTTCGGGGTGATCGTCTTGAGAGCGACGCCACCCTTCGACGCCGGCTTCTTGCCACCCTCAGCCACCCAGCCGGCAACCGGCTTGCTGGTGACGACGGGCACCTCGGCGCCGTTGATGCCGAGCGGCACCTGGCGGGCGAGCTGCATGAAGCTGGACGACCTGCGCGCCTGCGCGAAGTACGGCGCGGCCAGGTCAGGCTTGAGAAACCCAGCGAAATCGCTGGTCTTGGTAGCCGCGGTAATCGGCATGGTGACCTCCAGGTCAGGAAGGGAGTGGCATCACTGGATGCCGAGAGCGTTCTTCAGCGCGGACTCGATGCCGTCGCCGTTCAGCGCGAGCGCGGGCGTCTTGCCCTCATCCGCCACCACGACGTGTCGCGTGGCCTGTGGTGCGTTCTGCGCCTCGATGAGTGCCTTGACCTTCTCCGCCTTCGCCGTCAGCTCGTCCTCCGTGGCTCCCACGACGAACTCGTGGTAGTCCTCGGGGATCGCGTGCTTGGCGATGACCTTGGACCGCAGTGCGTCCGCCTGAGCCTCGGCCAGTGCCTTCTCGGCAGCCGCGGCCCGGTCGGCAAGCTTCTGCGCCTCGGTCTTCGACGCCTCCTCGATCTCGGCGAGCCGCTTAGCAGCCGTCGAGTTCTCCTTGGCGCGGGTCTCCCACTTGCGGGCTTCGGCCTTCCAGTCCGTCTCCTGTGCAGGAGTCGGGGTCTCGGTGGCCGGCGCCTCGGTGGTTGCGTCGGGAGCGGGGGTCTCGGTGCTCATCTGTATTCCCTCCCATGCGGGATCGCCCTCGTCGCCCGTGCGGGCGTGAGGAAGGTTGTGGGGTGTTGCTGCCTGCCGTGCGGCAGGAAGATCAGTCGTCGTACGCCTCGAGGTAGGAGCGCATCTGCGCGTTGTGCCGCTCGCGCTGTGCAGGCGTCATCCGCGAGGTTCGCTTGCTCGCCTCGTACAGCCGGACGTCGACCTCGGGTGCGCGGCGGTCCCAAGACGGGACGGCGGCGCAGTTGCAGTCGCCGTGGCTCGCAAAGTGCGCGGTCGACTCCTTGTAGACCCCGCCGCGGCCCTCGAGCATCCGGCAGAAGCGGCACGCACCGGAGCGCGTGACCCGCTTCCATCCCGACGCCGCAGGATCGTGGGCGGTGGAGTGCATCACCGTCTGACGTGCACCGTTCAGGGCGTACTTGCCGGCCTTCGACTGGATCGCCACCAGCGCATCGGCCGGGGTGTCCGTGAACAAGGCCGCAGAGGCCCGGCGCACCGTCGCCTCGACGGCCTCGGTCTCGTCCGGGACGTCCATGTCGGCGGTGAATCGGCCAGGCGCTCGTGCTGCAGCGCGCATCTCGTCGTACCAGTCGGCAGCAAGGGCCGCGGCAGACTCGCCGTAAGCCTGCACGAGCACCGGAACGAAGTCCAGCAGCTCGTCGCGGACGCGCTCAGGGCGGGCCAGGTCGAGTGAGGCCCAGAATGCCTCCAGGTCTCGCTCGACCAGTGTCCGAATCCCGATCTGCGCCTTACGCAGTCGCTCCGCTTGAGCCCTCGACACCATCTGCCGGCACCTCCGCCTCGGACTGTCGTGCCCGCGGCACAGCGGCAATCACTCGATCGAGACGCTGCCCAGCCTCGGCACGGCGCTTGTCGGCACGCAGCCGCGT